AGCAAATATGAGAGTTTTTAATGAAGATAAAACACAGGAATTAAAAGAATATGATTTAAATAAAGGACATTTGGAACTGGATAAATTATTTGTGAAGCACCATGAAGCTGTAGAAGAAATTAAGGAGCAATGGCACTACGAAACTATTGCGGAATATCCAAACGGTGGTAAGGATGTTGAAAAAATAATTGACGTTCCTTATCAAGCCCCTCAAGAAGAGTATGACGAATATGAAGATATTTATGTTTATATTCCTTATACTGATGAAGAACTTGAAGAATTGAATAAACCAAGTGAATTAGAAATATTAAAACGAGAACAGGAAGTAACCGCACAAGCGGTTCAAGATTTAATTTTAACAATGATGGGTGGTGAGTAAAATGGCGAATTTTTTAGTTTACAGAATCTTAGATGAAAAATTAACGTATGACAAAGTACCTAAAGCGTTAAAAGAGGAAGTTAAGCGAATTTTAATCGAATTAGGACATGAAGAATTGATTAAATAATAAGGCACTCATTTGATATGGGTGCTTAAAATTAAATAACTATTGATAACTAAGACATACCTTTGTGGTGTGTCTTTTTTATATATTCGTTCGGAAAAACGTAAAACTATCAAATCACGTGAAGCAACCACGTATAAAAGCGTAGATGAAAAGTGAGGTAAAAAAGTATGGAAAGAGAATTTTTAAAAGGATTAGGTTTAGAAAAAGATGCTATTGATAAAATAATGGCAGAAAATGGCAAAGACATTGAATTAGAAAAAGGTAAGGTTAAGGATATTCAAAGTCAATTAGTTACTGCCAACAACACGATTAAAGAACGTGATAAGCAGTTAGAAACATTAAAAAACAGCCCTGATAACCCTGAAACATTAAAACAGCAGATTCAACAACTTCAAGATGATAACAAGGCTAAAGATGAAGCACATCAAAAAGAAATCAAAGAACTTAAAGTTAATAGTGCATTAGAAAAGGCTTTAACTAATGCTAAAGCGAAAAATGCTAAGGCAGTGCAGGCACTTCTTGATTTAGGTGATGATGTTGAACTTAATGAAGATGGAACTATCAAAGGACTTGATGAAAAGATTAAGGCTTTGAAGAAATCTGATGCTTATATGTTCAATGATGATAAACAAACGGTAAAGATTGATGGTGCTATACCAAATGCATCATCAAATGATCCTGCTAATCCAAATCCAGCACGTGATCCTAACAAACCAAAAACTTATGAAGATTTTGTTGCTGAATTAGAAGCACAGAACAATCAAGAATAGAAAATTAGAAAGGAAGATTTTTATTTATGAACACAAAATTTGATTCAAAATCATTTAATCCCGAAGCGTTTGGGAAATATTTAGAAAGCGTACCACGCTTAAAAAGAAACGAACTATTGAAGAGTGGTGCAGTTGTAGGAAGTGAAACATTAGCAAATTTATTTGCTGATCAAACTGGTTCATTCTATGCACGTATTCCAATGTATGGACAAGCAACAGCAGATGCACAAAACTATGATGGTGAAACTGATATTGTTGCAACTGGAACAAACACATTTGAACGTGGTGTTTTTGTTGCTGGGCGCATGTTTGCTAAAACTGAAAAAGATTTCTCGTATGATATTACTAGCGGTGTAGATTTCATTTCACAGGTAGGGAATCAAACATTAGATATTATTGATGAAATTGATCAAGATGATTTATTAGCAATCTTAAAAGGTGTTTTCGCTATGACAGATGAAGGAAGTTTACCATTTGTTAATGAACATACTTATGACTGCACTAATGTAGATGATGGAAAAGTTAAAGAAACAACTATTAATAACGCTACACAAAAAGCAAGTAAACAAAATAAAAATAAATTTACTCTAGCTATTGCACATTCACAAGTTGCGACAAACTTAGAAAATATGAGATTGATTAAATATCTAACATATACAGATGCTAATGGTATTACTAGAGATTTAGCAATTGCAACATGGAATGGTAAAACATTAATTATTGATGATTCTGTTGGTGAATCAGTTGCTTATGAATTAACTAAAGATACTGATATTGTACCTGGCAAAACTTATTACACTCTAAAAGCTAAATCAGCTGATAAGTATGAAAAAGTTGCTTCACCTGAAAAAGCAAACCTTGGTACTTATTATGAACAATATACACAATATACAACATATGTATTCGGTAATGGTGTAATTGAAAGACAGCCAGTCCCTGTTAAAGTTCCTCATGAAATGGCACGTGATCCATATAAAAATGGTGGTGAAGATACTTTAATCAAAAGATGGCGAAATGCTTATGGTGTTAAAGGTATTTCTTATGAAAAGAAAGCACAAGCTAAAAAATCACCTACAGCCGAAGAAATGGCAGATGGTACTAACTGGGTGTTAGTTAATGATGGAAACACTGATAGCCCTGAATACTATGACCACAAAGCGATTGCTATTGCCCGTATCATTTCAAGAGGTTAATCATGAATAAAAATATTAAAGATGATATTATTAAAAGGCTTTCTTCAATGAACTATGAAGTTAAGGAAAAAGATAATTTCATCTTGCAGTTCATCATTGATAAGGTTGAACAGGATATTAAAAATAAGACAAATCAAAGTGAAGTTCCAAGTGGACTTCATTTTGTTTTTGTTGAACGTGTTTGTGGTGAGTTCCTAAATGGTATGCGCAGTTCAAATATGCTTTCTGATGAACAGATTGAAGCTACAGTGACTGCAATTAAAGAGGGTGATACACAAGTATCATTTGATAAAGATTCTTCACCACAAGCCGTTTTTGGTGCTTATTTGAAATATCTAATGAATTATGGTAGTGATGATTTTGCTAAGTATAGAAAGTTTGTGTGGTGATTCATATGAATGCAGTTAGAAAAGCATTAGAAAGTATGTACAAAGATACTTGTACTATCTATGAAAATCAAAAAATTAAAGATCCTAATACTCATGTAACAAATTTTAAAGAAGTTGAAGTATTAAAAGATATAAAGTGCAGATTGTCATTTTCAAATGTGACAAGCGCTGAAAAGGGTGATGCGGTGACTATTGCGCAGGTTACAAAACTATTTATTGCGCCTGAAATAAATATCAAAGCAGGATCTAAACTGGTTATTACCCATGAAGGAGTTACTACTGAATACACAAGAAGCGGTGTTCCTGCCATACATTCAAATCACCAGGAAGTAGTTATTGAATTGTTTAAGGAATATGCATAATGGCTAAATGGGGAAACTGTGATTTTAAACAGCTTCAAAAATTACAAAAGAAAATGGAGAAGTTTGAAAAGGCTGATCTTGAACAGTTTTGTGAAATGTGTGCTAAACATTTAGCTGCAAGACTTTTAGCAAGAGTTATTAAAGCTACACCCGTTGATACTGGCACATTAAAACGTTCTTGGAGTGAAGAAAATAAGAATGTTTATGTTGAATATAAGGGTAATGAATTTATATGTGAAATTATCAATTCAACGGAATATGCAATTTATGTTGAGTATGGACATAGACTAAAAGGGCATAAAGGCTGGGTTCATGGTTATTTTATGTTGGAAAAATCAACACTTCAACTGGACTTACAAGCACCAAGAATTATTGAAAAATTACTAATGAAGAAATTGGGTGAGATATTCAATGATTAATGAAATTATGGATGCTATCGCTATTAAACTGCATGAAGTATATGGTGATGAATACGAAATACATCAAAATGATATTAAGCAAGGTTTGCAAGAGCCTTGTTTTTTAATTACTCTTATTGACAGTGAAAAAGAGAATCTATTAAATTTGCGTTCTAAGCGACTTTTACCGTTTGATATATTATTCTTCTCTAGCAGTGGAAAAAATCAATGTCATAGCGTTTCTGACACGCTTATGAATGAGTTAGATATGATCAAATGTATTGACGGTGATTTACTTCACGGTACAAAAATGAGAAGTGAAATCATTGACGATGTTCTTCATTTCTTTGTCAGCTTCAATTATATAGCAGTAGTTAAAGAGGAAGAAACTGGATCAATGGAAACATTGGAAGTTAGCAGTAATACAAAGGAGTGATTATATGGCTAACACTAAAACAAAAACGATTCAAAAAAAACAGGATGCATCTTTTTACAAGAATGCATTTTTAAATTCTAAAGTATTTAGAAATAAAAAGGATTTATTAAATGCCATTTTAGAAGATGGTAAAAAATATACAACTAAAGAAGTCAATGACTTGTTAAAAAAAGAATTGGAAAGAAAGGTGGAATGTTAAATGTTAGGTGGCGGAACTTTTAATGCACAAAATAAAAAATTGCCTGGTACTTATATCAATTTTGCAAGTGCATCTAGAGCATCTGCATCACTGTCTGATCGTGGTATCGTTGCAATACCATTATTAATGGATTGGGGTGCAGCAGATGAGGTTTTTGAAGTATCAAACGAAAAGTTTGTAAATAATTCATTGAAAATTTTTGGATATGATTATTCACATGACAAAATGAAAGGATTAAGGGATTTATTTAAAAATACCAAAACATTATATGCATATCGTTTAAATGGAAAGGGTACAAAAGCAACTAACACATATGCAGAAGCAAAATATCCAGGTATTAGAGGTAATGACTTAAAAATCATTATTTCAAAGAATGTTGATGATGAAACTAAATTTGATGTTAAAACAGTTTTAGAGTTTAAAGAAATGGATGTTCAAACTGTTAAAAATTCTTCTGAACTGGTTGCCAATGACTGGGTAACTTTCAAAAGTGCAGAACTTCAAGAAATTGCTTCGACACCATTAGCAAGTGGTACAAATGGAACAGAGGTAACAACATCTGAATATCAAGCGTTTTTGAATGCGATTGAATCTTACAGTTTTAATGCTTTGGGATGTCCAGTTGAAGATGCGAAAATCAATGAATTATTTGTTACATTTACAAAAAGAATGCGTGATGAAGTCGGGGCTAAATTTCAAACGGTAGTTTATAGAAAACCTGCTGATTATGAAGGAGTTATCTCTGTAGAAAATGAAGTGACTGATGATGTTAATAAAGCAAGTGTGGTTTATTGGACAACTGGCGCACAAGCAGGTTGTGCAGTTAATAAATCATTAACTAATACTGCTTATGATGGTGAATTTAAAATCAAGGTAGATTATACACAATCACAATTAGCGGATGCATTAGAAAGTGGTAAATTCATTTTTCATAATGTAACAGGTGAAGTTAGGGTTCTTGAAGATATTAATACTTTTACATCAGTTACAGATGAAAAAAGCATTGATTTTTCAAATAACCAAACAATCAGGGTTATTGATCAAATCGCTAATGATGTTGCTGCTTTATTCAATACGAAATATCTTGGTAAAATTCCAAACAATGCATCAGGTAGAATTTCACTGCAATCGGATGTTGTTGCAATTCATAGAGCATTAGAAGATATTCAAGCAATTGAAAATTTTAGTGCAGATGATATTGTGGTGGCTCAAGGTGATACAAAGAAATCAGTAGTATTAACAGATAAAATCACAGTTATTAACGCAATGAGTCAACTTTATATGAGTTGTGTAATTAGCTAGAAAGGGGAACAGATAACATGGGTAAATTTACAATGAAGGCTAAGGATTCTATCAGTGGATC